ATCCCACAGGATAAACGTGACGAAGTTTTTGGTTGGCTTCGATCAATTGGCGAAGGAGACATTATAAAGAATGATGTCATCTGTAGTTTTAGCATGGGACAAGATAACCTTGCTAAATCTATTATTGCTGATCTCGAAGACAGAGGAGTTAACCCACAAGCTAAAACGCACATCCATCCGATGACGTTGAAGTCTTGGGTTAAAGATCGCATTGAAGCAGGGAAAGATATTGATCTTGACATGTTCGGTGCTTACGTTGGAACTAAAGCTACTACTAGAAAGGTATAAGATAATGAGTACAAATAATCAAGTAACAGAGAAAAAAGAAGCAGGTTTACCTGCTAATCTAATGAGTGAGATGGTTGCCGATTCAGGAGTTGGTCTTGATAATGTGACGGCTGATGATATGCAGATTCCTTTTCTTAGGATTCTACAAGCTTTATCCCCACAGTTAATAAAGACTAACTCAGGCTATATTAAGGGAGCAGAACAAGGAGATATCTTCAACACAGTTACCCATCAGGTATGGAAAGCTGAAGATGGAATTCTTGTTGTACCATGTTATTTTGAACAAAAGTTATTAGAGTTTGTTCCTAGATCGCAAGGCGGTGGATTTATACAAGAGTTAAAGAAGACGGATCCAAATGTTCTTGCGGTGCAGAAAGACAAAGAAACCGGCATGGACATGTTGCCTAGTGGTAATGAACTTGTTCGTACAGGGCAACATTATGTCAAGATCCTTAACGATGAGCTTGGCATGTTGGAACCTGCTATAATTGACATGAAGAAAACTCAGATGAAACGATCTAAGATTTGGGTTACACAAATGTCAATGCAGACTATTAAATTACCAGATGGTTCAGCTAAACCTGCACCTATGTTTTCAACCAAATGGAAATTGAAAACAGTTGCTGATGGTAATGACAAAGGTTCTTGGTATTCATGGCAGATTGAGAAGATCGGATTAGTCGATACTCTTAGTATGTATAATGAGTGCAAAGAGTTTCATGCTAATGTATCAAGTGGAGCCGTAAAATCATCTGCCGTTACTGATGACTTACCTTCTACTAATACAGTAAACGAAGACGAAGTGCCGTTTTAACTGACAAGTTTAGAGCAGGGTCTTTTTTGGATATTATTCCCTGCTCTAATTCTTTAGGAGAGGAAGAGTTAAGATGGATAACGTACAACGATTAATGGATGTGTTTGAGGGTTTTAGTGATGCCCATGGACAAACTAGAATATCTGCTGAAAGAAGAGCGGGTAAACAATCAGCTAATTCTTATATAAAGAGAACTCCTTTAACACAAGAACTCGTCAATGGTCATTTGACAGGTGTTCTTGGAGTAGGCTCAATACCAATCAATGAAAATAATCAATGCAAGTTCGGTGCTTTAGACATTGACATCTATCCTTTGGATCATATTGCATTAGATAAACAACTTAGAAAATTAAAGATACCTTGCGTTGTATGCCGGAGTAAGTCTGGTGGTGCACACATATACTTTTTTATGACGGAATGGATGAATGCAGGAGAGTTTAGAGACAAGGCATCAGAGATAGCTTCGGTCATAGGTCATGGCGGTTGTGAGATATTTCCTAAACAAGAAGAGATATTAGTTGAACGTGGGGATGTGGGAAACTTTATTAATCTTCCATACTTTGACCATGAGATGACAACAAGATATGCATTTAAAGAAGATGGCGAATCAGCTACGTTAGAAGAATTTTTAGATATAGCCGACCAAAGGAAAGTAACTCCTAGTGATTTTAATAAACTACAGGTTGGAAGTAAACAGACGGAACCTTTTCCAGAAAGTCCACCATGTTTAAATGTTATGGCATTGAGTGGTATTGGAGAAGGTGGACGTAATTCTTCTTTATTTAACTATGCTACTATGTTTAAGAAAATGGATCCTGATAATTGGAAAGCTTTATTAGAAAAGTTTAATATAGAATATTGTTCTAATCCGTTATCAGCTTCAGAGATTGTCACAATTCAATCCCAATTAGAAAAGAAAGAATATTTTTACACATGTAATCAAGAACCATTAAAGTCCCATTGCAATAAATCTTTATGTAAGAGAAGAAAATATGGCATAGGAACTACGACTGATGCTGTGGAGATAACAGGTTTGTCTATTGTCAAGTCCGAACCAAGGGTCTTTTTTGCTGATTTAGATGGCAGACGATTAGAGTTAACGAGTTATGATTTACAGTCTCAAGCTAAGTTCCAAATAGCCTGTCTTGAGCAACAAAATTTTATGCCACCACGAGTTAAGGAAGACTCTTGGCAAATATTAATTAATAGTTTGTTGTCAGAGGCTAATGAAATAGAGGTTCCAGAGGAGTTGACATATAAAGGTCAGTTCTTGGATTTAATAGAATCATTTTGTCATGGCAGGGTTCAAGCTGCATCAGCAGAGGAATTATTGTTAGGTAAGCCTTGGGTTATGGAAGATAATGTTTATTTTAAGATAGATTCTTTTGTAGATTTTTTAAGACAAAAGAATTTTACACATTACTCTAAAGGACAAATACAGGAAAGAATAAAAGAAATGAATTCTGGGGATAAATGTAATGCGTCTAAACATTTTAAAACAACAAATGGTGGATGGAAATCAATAAGGGTATGGTGGGTTCCAGACATGAAAGAGCAGGTTGACATACCTAATGTAGAAATTGAAGAAGAGGTGCCTTTTTAATGGAAACAAGTATATTTGGACCACCCGGAACAGGGAAGACAACTAAGTTATTACAAATAATTGAGGATGCTATAGCTGATGGAATTCAACCAGATAGAATAGCTTTCTTATCGTTTACTAGAAAAGCTGCTCAAGAAGCTATTGACAGAGCCTGTGTAAAATTTAATCTCGACCCTAAATATTTTCCTCATTTTAGAACCCTTCATTCGTTGGCTTTTCGTTGGACAGGAATGAAGGCAGAGAACTTAGTTAAACCTGCTGATATGAGGTTCTTAGGTTTAAAGTTAGGTGTTAAGTTTAATAAAGAAGAAAAAATTAACATTGAAGATGGGGATTTATATACACCTGGATCAACGGATGGCGATAAGTATTTTCACATAATGCATTTATCAAGATTAAAAGGAACTTCTTTATTAAAAGAGTTTGATGCTTTTAATGATACAACCTTACATAGAAGTTACGTTACTGTAGTAGAAAAAGCTTATGGTGACTTCAAGAAAGCACATGATAAGATTGATTTTACGGACATGCTTCTTAATTTTTTAGAAATGAAGACTGGTCCAGATTTAGATTTATTAATTGTTGATGAGGCACAGGATTTATCTCCTATCCAATGGAGAATGATTAAGGAATGTTTGTTACCAAACGCTAAGAAAGCTTATTACGCAGGGGACGATGATCAATGTATTTTTAATTGGGCAGGTGCAAATGTACGAGATTTTTTAAATGCATCTGAAAATAAAATTATTTTGGATAAATCATACCGAGTACCAAAAACTATACATGAATTTGCTAGAAATATAATTTCAAATGTTACTTTCAGGCAAGCTAAAGATTGGCAACCTCGTGAAGAAAAAGGTGTGTTAAATTTTCACTTCAATATAATGGATGTAGATTTTAGAACCGGAGAGTGGTATATCCTTGCTCGTACAAATAGAATACTTTCAGAAGTTTCAGATAAACTTAAAAATGAGGGGTACATCTTTTGGAGAGAAGGATCTGGTTGGTCGGTGTCTCAAGAAATTATTGATAGTATTGAGGTTTGGGTAAAGTTATGCAAAGGAAAATCAGTAAGAGTACAAGAACTAATAACTTTCTCGAAGAAAACAAAGAAGGACATCATTGGTTATGGTGGAAAAAAACAAATAGAAGGTCTAGACTATGGTCATACATACACACTAAACGATTTATTAAACAGTAATTTAGGTCAAAAATTGAATCTAAACAAAGAGATGACTTGGTGGGATGTTATAAATGTCAGCGAAGAGCAACGAATTTATATTACATCAGCACTCAGACGAGGAGAATCAATTCTATTGGGCACTCCGAGGATTAGGATATCTACAATACACAGATCTAAAGGTGGAGAAGCGGATAACGTAGCTTTATTGTTAGAGACACCAAAAATAATACAAGACAAAGGGGATAAAGATAGCGAACATAGAGTGTTCTATGTAGGGGCAACTCGTGCTAAAAAACAATTACATGTAATAGAAAGTGGGATAAAAAGTGGCTATAAAATCTAAAGACAGAGAATTTTTCTTAAAAGAAGCAGAAGCACTCATCAATGGTCCAAGGGCGAAGGAGTATGGGCCAGCGAGAAAAAATCATAAAAGAATAGCTGATATATGGAGTATACTTTTAGATAAAAAACTGAAAGAACCAATTACTCCGGAAGAAGTTGTGGCTTGTATGATAGGTGTTAAAGTTGCTAGACTTGCCGAAGATATATCTAAAGAAGATTCGTGGACGGATATTATTGGATACGCTGCATTAGGTGGAGAAATCATAAATGACAAGTAATGATCAGTATCACTTTTTAGATCAAGACATAAAAGATATGTCTTGGGGCAATGTAGATTCTGATTGGTCGCCACCAAACACTTTTCCAGACCTTACAAAAGCAACTAGAATTGCAGTTGACTTAGAAACAAAAGATCCAAACTTAATTAAATTAGGACCTGGGTGGTGCAGGAACGATGGACATATAATAGGTATTGCCGTGGCCGCAGGGGATTTTCAAGGTTATTATCCTATACGTCATGCGGCAGGTAATATGGATAAAAGAATTATCTTTAATTGGTTTAAAAAACAAATGGCAACACCTCACATACCTAAAGTGTTTCATAATGCTATGTATGATCTTGGTTGGTTAAGAGCCGAAGGAATAGAAGTACAAGGTAAGATAATAGATACCATGATTGCTGCACCTTTAATTGATGAGAACAGGAGATTCTATAATCTTAATTCATTAGCTAGAGATTATTTAAAAGAATCTAAAAGTGAAAAAGCATTAAGAGCTGCAGCAAATGAGTTTGGTGTTGATCCAAAAGCAGAGATGTATAAATTACCAGCTAGATACGTTGGTGCTTATGCAGAACAAGATGCAGCTGTGACATTACGACTGTACGATCATCTAAGTGTTTTGTTAGATAAAGAAGAATGCTCTTCTATTTTTGAGTTGGAGACTGATTTGCTTCCTGTCATATTTGAAATGAAAACAAAAGGTGTTCGAGTTGATGTTGACAAGGCTGAACAAGTTAAAAAGAAAATGGCACGAGAAGAAAAATTACTTATACAAGAGATAGTCAAGGAAACAGGTGTCACGGTTGAACCTTGGGTCGCTACATCTATAGCAAAGGTCTTTGATTCTGTGGGACTTTCTTATTCTCGTACAGAAAAGTCCGGGGCACCCATGTTTACAAAACAATTTCTCTCTAATAACACGCATCCAATTGCACATAAGATTGCAAAGATAAGAGAACTTAACAAAGCAAACACGACCTTTGTTGAAACTATTCTTAATCATGCTCATAATGGTAGAATTCATTGTGACTTTCATCCCTTGAGAACTGACGATGGTGGTACTGTAACAGGTCGATTTAGTTCTAGCAATCCTAATCTGCAGCAAATTCCTGCTAGAGATCCTGATATTAAAAAAGCAATCAGAGGATTATTCATTCCAGAAGAAGGAACCAAATGGGGGTCATTTGACTATGCTTCACAAGAACCTAGATGGTTAGCTCATTACTGTGCAAATTCAACAGGGGATTTACGACATCCATTAATTGATGATGTGGTTAAAATGTATAAAGAAGGTAAAGCCGACTTTCATCAAATGGTAGCTGACATGGCAGATATAAACAGGAAAGAAGCTAAGACAGTTAATCTTGGAATTATGTATGGCATGGGTAAAAAGAAATTAGCTGACACATTATCTATTACAGAAGAAGAAGCGGTATCTTTATTACAAAAATATAATGAGAAGGTTCCGTTTGTTAGAGACTTAGCAACAAGAGTTTCTGCCTTTGCACAGAATAAAGGAATGATAAGAACACAGCTTGGTAGAAAATGTAGATTTGATATGTGGGAGCCAAAGGGATTTGGTTACAAAAAAGCATTGCCAATGAATGAAGCTCTAAAGGAATACACAAATATAAAGAGAGCTTTTACATACAAAGCTTTGAATCGATTGATTCAAGGATCAAGTGCTGATCAAACTAAAAAGGCAATGGTCGATTGTCATGCGGCAGGTCTTACACCGACATTGACGGTGCACGATGAATTATGTTTTAGTATAGAAAATCAAGAGCAATCAGACACTATAGTAAATATAATGTCTAACTGCATTAAAGATTTAAACGTACCTTTTGAAGTCGATGCAGAACTAGGCGACAATTGGGGCGAGGTAGGTTAATGGGTAAAAAAGCAGAAGAAAAAACTGAACGTAATGCAGAAATATATTATAGACGTATGGCAGGGGAAAGACTCAAAGACTTGTGTAAGCAGTATGATCTATCCCGTAGCCGTGTATATAAAATAGTGATGCAGTATTCTAAAAAACTGTGCCTAAGTTGATTAGTAACCAGCTTTTACATATTGATTATGTAATTCTGTCAACGGATCTTCTTCTGGCTTTTCATTTTTAAAAACTTCATACGCATGTGATTTTATATTAGACCTATTTAGTCCTATATCTTTCAATGTTGCATCGTCTAAGCTGTTTAAAGCTGTTACTGTTCTTCCTATCTTAAAGTTGTAAAACCATTTTTCAAACATTTATTTCTCCATTTCTATTATTAGTTATATATTGTTTCTAAATAAGAGATAAGAGGGCAAAAATGAAAAACACAAGTGCTTAAATAGATTGAATTAATGTTAAGGTAGTTATCATAAACATACAAAAGATGAGGCTATTTTAGGTATCAATCATACCAAGACTATTTGTTTCATCGATTCTGAGGCATCTGAGAGGCTCGTTTTTTTAATAATTCCCTTAACTCTGCATTATTTCCTAATCCTCCCCCCTATTGATAAGGAAAAGTGCTTAACTCTGCATTATTTTTTTACGTTCTTCATCAGTCATTTTAGACCAGTTAGAAATTTGTTCTAAAGTTCTTTGGCAACCAATACATATATTATTTTTTATTTTGCACACGTTTAGGCACGGGCTTGCAATAGGCTGTAATTTTTTTCGTCTTGGCATTGGGGTATGGAATCTCTGGTTGTTCGTTTAATCGTCTAGCAAAATACAGGCAGTCATTAACATTGGGAAATGTTTGGTCTTGATTAATTATTAATGTGCCTATCATATAGACTAAAACAAATTCTATCATTCATCTTTGGTTTTCCAAAAGTATTCATCCGTGTCACCAAGTCTTGTTCTGTTTCCATTCTCAACTTGGTACTCTACTGTACTAACTTTGAAGTCTGGTTGCAAGGGCTCTTGCGGAGTTAATGAGTTATCATAAACTCTCATCCTGTTATTTGGATACAGGCAGAACTGTCCATTGTCTAACGCTAAAAGATTATGTGATTTATGTTCAGCCGGTGTTTCACTGGTGCTATAATCTATTGCGTTTATATCTGAATGATAATTATCCATTGTACAAACATAAGAACCCGTCAGTGTACCGTGATCCCTGCTTAATATCTGAAAATCCATTGATCCAATGAATTGCTTATGAATAGACACAACACCATAATCCATGCAATTCCAAAATTGCAAATTATTAAGAGGTAAATCTGGTTCTGGAGTTTTCTTCTTATGAAGAAACGCACTGATAGGTAGCTTATCAAACAAAGCACCATATTCAGGTAAATAAGTTTCAAAATAAAATGCCCGTCCAGGTATAGATTTAGCACTAACCCAGACTCCAGCGACAAATTCTCCATGCCCATCCTGATGATCCCTTAAATATTCTTTTCTAACCCATACGTCTTCGGAGGGTAAATTACAAATTAATTCAGCCATTATGATTTAGGATTCTTTTTACCAGCTTTTTTGTTTCTAGAGTATGATCGGTTCTTAGAAGCAGCCATTACTTTTAATTTACTTTTTTTATTAAGAGCATTACCACCAACGTGATGTACATCTTTACCATCACCTTTTTTTACCTTACCTTTACGCAACATTATTCTGCGAGCTAAGTTTCTGTTAGCTCTCATCTTTCTGCGAGACTTAGGTTCAATCTCATATTCACGTTGATAATTTCTTGTATAAGCCATTAATGTGTTGTTACCAAAGGTTGTGAGAATGAACTATCATTATAATCGCCACTATCAGTGTAGTCTCTTGTGACAGTTTCTCTTTTTAAAACACCATCTTTAACTCTGTAAGTTACTAGCTCTTGTCTAATAACACCATCTAAATCATTTGCTAAGAAATCTTTAAAAGGTCCATCTTTCATTACCAAATTCCTTTCGTATAACCATCTGTTCTGTTGTATGTAAGCACATCTTTTCTGTTTTCATTTTCACTAACATAGGATACATGAACCCATCCAGAATTAAGATCCGCTTTATTCCAACACTCTAGTATCAATTGATCAAAGTTTAGTTTCTTTTCAATGTATTTTGCAAGCTCATAATTACTTACACCATATATTTCTATATCTGCTGCTTCTCCATCACAATGCTGAGATGTACTTTTTGATCCAATCGCTTCACACAAGGCAACACTTCGATACCCTGAGTTAACATTAATTGGTTTTGCAAATGCTGATCTAATAGGTTCAAGCACAGAATGACACAATTCTTCCATAGCCAAAACACTTGCTTCATTTGGTGAGTTTGCAATTCCTTTTCTCTCAGCCGTCTGAGATTTAGTAAATTCTATCAGGGCAAAGTTCTTAGATAACATTACGGTCATGGTTTATTCCTCTGTGCTATTTGTGCATTCTTGGCTGCTTCAATTGGGTTACTTCCTAATAGTGAAGGGTCTATAAAACCTGTGTTACCTATAGTTTTAGAATAACCAAAAGGATTATTTGTACTAGTATTAATGTTTGTTGTAACAGGTTTAACAGGAGATTCAATAGTTGTATCTTGAGGAATAACTTTTTTTTGTCCAGCTTCCTCAATTACTTCAGATGTATATTTCCTACCAATTTGAGATTTTATCATTAAATTAATTTCTTCTTTTGGATAATTACCAAGAGTTCCGTTAATACTCATTTGTTTAAAAACAGTAGAACCTGGAATTAAAGGTTTATATTTATCCGCAATAACTCTTTTGTAGTCAGAAACGCCAGCGATTCTTAGAGCTTTTGAAATATCTCTATCACTAGCTCCCATTACTTTCATATCTTCTACTACTCTATGAAAAGAATTAAAAACTCTAAACCTAGCTTCGTTTGCAGTATTATATGCTTCTAATATTTCTTCTTTTGTAGAATTAGGTCTTTTAGCTATTTTATTAAATAAATTAGAAGCTTCTGTTCTAGCTTTTCCAAACTCAAAACCTTTGTACTTCATTACCATATTATAATCAACAGTATTAGGAGTTACTCCTGTTAAACCTCTAAGTAATTCAGTTTCCAATTTAGGTGTTCTACCTAATTTATCTTTCTCTGTTACTCCTAAATGTTCTCCAAATATAGATCTTCCAAAACGACCCATTTGCAATTCACCACCAGATACATTAAACGGAGACACTCCAGGTGCCATTGCACCAAAAAATACATGTTTAAAACTTTTTCCTAATTTATCTCCAACAGAATCTTGTTGATTATATACTTCTGCACCAGATTCTGTTCTTCCACCTCTTCCACCAAAAACAGCTACATTAGCCAGCACACCAGCAAAGTCTTCTGCTTTTGGATCAGCTACATCTTTTAAAGCACCATATATAATGGATTCACTAATAAAAGGTTGTGCAAATTCATTAAGAGCTTGAGAAAAACTGTTAAAAACAAGTGATGCTGAATCTTTTCCCTTTAAATTACCTGCTTTATATTCATTTATAGCAGCCGTTGCCATTCTTTCTAACATGTCGTAAGGATTTGAATAACTATAATTTATATATTGTATGTTTCCTTTTTCATCTACACCGATAGGAATTAATCTAGCATTTTTTTCCCAAGGTGGTGCGAAAGATCTTTGATAAGATTCCATTTGTTCTTCACTTATACCACTAACTTGATGTCCAAATTCAGTTAAAGCTGCAGGAAGTATTCCAAAAGTTGTTGCAGCACCAGTTAACCTTCTTAATCCTATTTTTTGAATTTCTACATTAGTGCTTGCTAACTCGTCAATCCCTAATTTAATAGTATTACCACCCGTTCTTAGTATCTCATATGGAAATGCAGTAAAGTTTCCCAAAGGTGTTTTTCTTAACTGTTGAATTATTTCTGGTGTCAAATTGTAGTTAGGGACTGTATTTTTTACAATGTCTGCTGCTTCTTCATTTATTAAATCATTAATATATTTATCTGTAATTTTTGCATTTTTTATACCTTGAGACTCTCTAAAAGCTGTAGCTTTACCGCCTCCAAATCTTGCTTCTTCAGGAAGATTTCTTTCTAGATGAGCTAATTTTTGCTCATTAGATAATCCTCTAAAAGCATTTGTAAGTTTGTGGTGTTCAAATTCAAAGTTATATATTTTCCAAGTGTTATCACTAGCTTGATATGCATCTTCAAACTTTTTAGCGGTCTTACCTAAGAAATTTCCAAAAGTTGTGTCAGTTATTTTGTTTCCAAACTCTCTTCCTAATTTAGTCACTTCACCGTCTTTTAAAATATTTACACCGCCAAAACCTTCGTCTATTAGTTTTCTTATTTCTTGAACTTCAGCACCTGTTCCCAATAAACCTAGTTTATTATATTTTTCTAAAGCATTAACAGCATCTTGTGCGGGCATATCTTTTAAATCAGAAAAAGCAATTTTAAAAGACTCAGCAACATTAGCACCTCTTCCTACGTTCCCTTGAGCGGCAGCAAATAAAGAAGCTGTTGTAAAGTTTCTTATCTGAGTAATCGGAGATAAAACTGTTTTACCATATTGTGTATAACCTTTGGCTTTTAAAAAACCAGAGTAAAGACTACGAATACCATTTGTTATAGCACCTTGATCACCCACAACTGTTCTTGTTAAATCATCGTAAACTCTTTGAGGAACCATAAAACCATCTAATGATCCAAAACTAGATACTTCTCCAGCCTTTGAATCTGCACCTAAAGTTCTATAGCCATTTTTTTTTAATTGATCCATTTTCAATTTGTCACCTCTAGGGTTAACAAAAACTTTTCCTACATCAGGATTAATTTCAGAAGCTATTCGTATTGTTTTAAAATAATTGTCAGTTGCTACGGCTCTAGATAAATCAGCTACAGTTCCAAGAAAAGCTTCTTTAGGATCAGTTATTTCTCCAAGTAACATTCTTTCAAACTTTCTAAGATTAGCTTTTTCTGTAAACAATCCTTTATTTAATTTATCTACAAGAATTTCTGAGCTAGACCCTTTAGGTATTCTTTTAATCTTATGTCTTTCCACAAAATTAGTTGTTGCTTTTGTGGCTAATTCATTTATTTTTTCTGGTGTTAAATCTTTTAATAATTTACCTTCTGCGTCTAGACCTAGTTCTGTTAATTTATTTATGTCACCTCCTGCCAAACTAGTTAATTCATTTTCTAGTCTTGCAACATTTCTTGGGCTTGAAAAACCTTTTATTCCTGCCTGTATTGCAACATCGGTTGGCTTGTAAATACCTTTCCCAGTTAGACCCTGCTCATAAATAGAATATCTTCTTCTCATATAACCACTAAGATTGTTAGTAATTGTTTGTTTAATTTTATTTAAATTCTTAGCACCTTCATCTCCGCTTTTACCCAATGCATTCAAAGCGTCTGATTTAAGTATTTGATTACTTAAATCATCTATTTGAGAAGTCATACCTTGTATTTGCGGTTTTAAAATCTTTCTAATTGAAGGTGGTAATGTTTTATATGCCGTTATTCTTGCAGCTCTGTTTTCAGCCGTCATAACCTCAAACACTGTATTATACAAAGATTTTCTAGTTAATTGAGTCTCTGTTCCATTAGTTAATTTTCCAAATTCTTTTAAACTTTCATCCATAGATTTTTCTAATTTATTCATTTTAAGCAAAGCTTTTTTTGCTTCAGCAGATTGAAAACCCGGTTGTCTAGCTCTAGCATTAGCGACTTGTTGTGGTAACAAACCTCTATATCTAAGTTTACTAAGAACTTGAGTTAATGTTTTATCTCCAAATTTTAAATCATCTTGAGATCCAAAAACTAATCTTGTTTCTGCATCATCAACATATTTCCCGATTGGCTCAGTTACTTTTTTAACACCTCTTGCTATCGGAGCAGTAGCCGAAACAAGTTTATCAGTTATACCCGTTGCATCGTCAATTGCTCCTGCTATTGGAGTAACTGCATCTTTGGCTGCTCCAAAGGCTTTACCTGTCCCTGAGATAACAGCTGGAAGTGACCCGACAATGGTCGATGATTCTATGCCTATTTTTAACTTATTAGAAAGTCTTCTTAATGCTTCATCTCTACCATGTAAACCAACTTCCTTGTCAGTGGTCGTTGGACCACCGTCAAAGAAATCACCTATAGTTGTAATTCCATCCGTGGCAACTGCTGCATCAGCCAATCCAGCGGCAGCAGCTTGTTGTGCAATTAAAGCCACTCTATTTGATTTAGAAACCATTGCTGTCTTTGTGATTGGATTTAACTTTTGACCAGTTACAGCAGTTCTGGCTTTGCCGGCTCTTACTAGTTTTCCTACCTTAGATAATTTACTTACAGCACTTGCAGCAGCAATTCCTGGTATAACAAATTGAGTAGCGACTTCAGCAATTTTACCTGCCATACCTTCTGGGTCTACACCTAAAGCATCTCTAAGTTCATTAGCACTTTCTGTTACACTACTGGCTAAATCCGTGTCAGCAGCTAAATCGATAAGGCTTCCACCTAATTCAAGAATACCTTGTGGAATAGCAATTAAGCCAGAAACTATTCCTTCTCCAGTTTCTTTAATTACGCTACCTTCGTCAAAATAACCTAGTTCATCTTGACGTTTTTCTTCGACTACTTTTGCTTCCACTTCTCCTGTTCGGATAGCATCTAATTCTTGTTGTGCTGATGTGTTGTCAGTTACAACTGTGGGTTTTAAAGCTTGATCTAGATCTTCTTTTTCTTCGACTGAAGTTTCTAAATGACTTTTAAGACCAGCAATTAAACTTTCATTAGAAGCGTCCTCTGGACCCTCAACTTCATATATAGTTCCATCAGGACCCTGTAATTCATAAATAGGCATTTATTAATCCTCTTATTTTTTCACGCCTAATACTTTTATACCACCATTGGCTAGACCTTTAAGGGATACACCATACTGTGCTACGATCGCTTGTCTTGCCGCAATTACATTTTTATCATCAGCTGGTAACATAGAGAACTGCCCTGTGTATTCATCTTTTATTTTACCAGCGTTATCATAAGCTTCTTTAAAAGATTCAGTCCAAATTAAAGCCGCATCTAATTTACCTTTGTTAGTAGTTACGCCTTGTGCTTCAAAATTAACTCCGGCTACACTTCCAGAGTTAGCAATTGCTGTTACTCTTTTCATCATATCAGTAGGATTTGATTTACTTGCATGAGAAAGTAACACTAATTTTTTAACATAATTATCGTGAGCTTTTTTATCTTTGTCATTAGCAAAATCAATGTTACCTGTATCATCGTTGAATTTTCCAAAGCCAGCCCCAAGAGCTTGTTTTTGTTCTTTAGGCATTAAACTTACTGCTGTTGTTACGTCAAACTGTTTCATTGACTCTAATAATTTCTCTTTATTTAAATCATAATTTTTTACTTGTAACCCAAAAGTGTTTTTAAACTTTGCCCAATCTTTACTTTGTTCAGCCGCTCTAAAATTATTTAAATTATTTTCTTTGTTAATGTCTAACCCTAATCTAGCTACATCTATTTCAACTTTTCTAAAAAATTGATGCTGTTGATTAGTTACTTTTAATCTGTTTAGTTCCAATCCTTGTTGAAATTGCAACTCTTTAGAAACACGATCTTTATCTTGATTTTCTGCTCTTTGAACTATTTCAGCATTCTTTTGATCAATGTTTACCATTATTAATTTTTCAGCAGCAATAGCTGATTTTTCATCTTTAACAAGTTCTCTAAGTGTTGAATGATACTCCTTTTGATTTTCTCTTTCTTGATCATTTAACTTATTAATATCTTTTCCATAAGCTTCAAGACCAAAGCCAAGTCCTTTAGCAACATTCTGTAGTGTGTTTGAACTATCACCAGAAGCAATCGCAAGACCTGCTTTCATAAGACTCATCCAAAAAGCATCCTGTTGAGCTTCTGTTGATTTATCAGGGTTTTTAGGGTCATAGTTACTTGTTTTTGCAGCTAATTCTTCAAGCTCGCCTAAATTAAGGCTACGTCCTTTATAGTCTTCATATTTTTTAAGATACTTATCCCAAGCATTACCTTTTGTTATTTGAGCTTTAGGATCGTCCTCATTCAAAGCAGACTCACTTACAGCTATTTTTAACTCTTCATTACTTTGATCTACTTGTTTAAGTTTTGAAGGTGGGTTCTTTTTGTTTTTCTCAGCTGTAATATCTAAAGTTGAGGCTTTTGGAGAAAAAGTAGACTTAGGCTTAATTATATTCAGCTCTTCTTTTTTCTTATTATCTAAAATCTCTTTATTTTTTTTATTTATTAAAGTTTCACCTGTAATATTAGGGTCTTCAAGTGTTCTTGAACCTGCTTTATAATCAGTAAATTCGTCTACATTAGGTTGTGTCACCGTAAAAGTTTCAGGACCTTCGACAGGTATAATTCCAGGGCCTTCTATTTGAGCTCCTGCATTTTTTCTAAACTTGGCTTCATCTCTAGCAACAGTTTTATCTGTTCTGTATCCACCATATTTAGGATTATTTTTTCCATACAAATCTGGTTTAGGTGAGTTTAAGAATAGTTGTGGCATAACATAAGATAGAGGATAATTTGCTTGTGTATATGGTCTAGTGTTAACACTTGTGCCTACTTGTGCCGTAACAGGCTGACCACTAGCTATAGCTTGTTGTGCTGTAGTCATCAACTCTGGAGATGAAGCAAGAATACCCATAGGTTGTTTAGACATACCGGCTTGACGAAACATTTTTCTATCTAATGGATTGTTCATTGATTTTTAAATCCTCCACTCGCACCATAAGCACCTAATCCAGCTATGCCAAGACCATATAACTGAGATTGTGTGCTTGGAGGAGGAGCCGTTGATGTTGAATAAGTTTGTTGTAACGCTGGAACACCACGGAATAAGTCAGACATAAATCCAACTTGTTGATATGGAAGAGATTGCTGTGCTAATTCGTTTGCTCTTGTTACATCGTATCCTTTTTGAGTTTGTCCTTGTGACAATGCACCTGCACCCATCAATGTATTAATATCTTGCACACCCATCTGTTGACCCATTTGACCAATACCCGCTGTGGCTTGACCAAGTTGACCAACCGTCTGACCAAGAGCACCTGTTGATTGTCCAAGTTGACCTGTCAATTGTGCTAAGTTGCCAAGACCTGCGGCAGTTTGTCCATAACCTTGAGCACCTTGCATTCCTTGTTGTCCAAGTTGACCTGCCTGTTGTCCAAATTGACTAGCTTGTGCAAGTTGTTGTTGTGCTTGATTAGCTGCTGCTTGTTGAGCTAAACCAGACGCTTGTTGAAATCCTGCTGATCTTAATTGTGAACCAGTTCTTGCTTGTTGCTCTAATACATTTCTATTTATTTCAGCTTGTTGAATACCTTGTCTACTTCCACCAAAAGCTCCTGAACCAACGGCTTGAGCGTTTGCACCTTGTTTTTGTATGTCGCCTTGTCTTTGAATATCTTGATACTGTTGTTGTATCACATCATTCATATAAGGATCCATGTACTGTTGATATGAAGTGGGATCAAATCCATAATCAGCACCAGCCGTCATAGCTTGAGCTTGTTGAGTTCCCGCTTGACCTAAAGCTTGAGCTTGCAACATTGCATCTTGTTGATTTCGATATCCTTGTTGTGCTTCTGGTAGTTGACCCAAAGCACTTCCAATAGCTCCAAGACCAGTGCCTACAGCACCGATACCTTGACCAATAGCCGCACTTCCTTGTTGTAAATATGGTTGATACGCACCAACACCTTGAGTAGAAGCTGTTAAGGCTTGTTGCTGTTGAGGAGATAAAGCGGCTAATTGCTGTGCCGAATAAGGCATTTGCGAACCATCGCCAGTTAATGCCTTACCACTTGCAAATATATCGGCTAGAAACTCTTCTTGAAAAGGAGCTAACCTAACGGTTTGGGTTTGAGTTGATGTGTTCTCTGCCATTATGCTGCTCTTTCTAGTTGTGACATCATGTCATACATTCTTGCGGCACCAACATCTCTGTCCCCACCACCTGCACCACGAACTGCGTCTGCTGTTACTACAAATTCTCCGTCTGATAATCTTGCTGGAACAGAATCAGAAGTCCCTGTTCCTGGACCTTTTACTTCACCACCTGCATTCGCATTTAATGTGTCTATCCCTTGTCTTTTTCTAACTGCATCAAAATAAGCTAATCTTTGATCATCATCATTTAAATCATAACTTGCATCGCCAACTGAGCCAACACCTAAACGTGATTTCCCTGTTGCATAAGGATCCATTTTAGCTTCTTCTTGTGCTTTTTCTTTCATAAATAAAGGCAAAGTAGCAGATGCTAAACTAGCCGTTAATAATGGATTTTTTGTAAGAGCCCCCATTATTCCAGTAGATCCTCCTGTATTGCTTTTAATTGCTGTGTCCGCTACTGATGTATCTGCAAACAGCCCTCTTAAAGGAGAATTAGCTGTATTAAAGTTTTCAGTACCACCACCCATAGACCCTGCACCACCAATTGCATAAGCAGTTCCACCTGCAAGGGCTGCATTTCTCAATGATTCTTCAGTACTTCTTCCTGTAGCAGATGATGCAAGACCACTGCCAAGGGCTGCACCAAAAGCACCACCATAATACATACCAATACCGGCACCTATTACTGGGGCTGCTTTCTTAACTAATTTTGTTATGTCTCTAAAAATACCCATGTGTTACATCTTATCAGTTTTTAGGTTATCTTTCAATGCTACAATATAGCACTCGTACTAATTCTTGTCTTGGTAAGTTCTTGTACACTAGCCACAACATGAAGTCTATTAGCTGTTGCAGCCGTTACCTTTATAATCTCTCCACTTTGTAAGATCAAATCCCTTGTCAATAGTTCGATAGTTGTATTGGCGGCAACTGCTTTTACCTTAAATAAACTAAAAACAGCAGGAGCACTATCTGTAATTGTTACTGTTATTGTATCAGCACTGCCCGAATCATTCGATACTAAGATTGAATTAATAATAGAAGAGTTAAAATCTGTCTCACTAGGAGCCGTATATAACACAGTTGCGTCTGTTGTGGTTAAATCAACTTTAGCATTTGTTATTCCTTGAATATATTGAGGAATACTGTTTACTTCCATTATCGTCTACCATCCTCTCGAATATCAATTCTTGGTGACCCTAACTTCCATTTAGATCCTAAAGCATCTGAAGCAACTCGTAAAGCAAATGATCTACCTCTAACTCTTACATCTAGTTTTTCAGTAAAAGCTTCTATTGGTGACGTACTTGTTCGTGTTGTCGTGCCAGTATTGCTATCATTAAAATCGGCTCCTGGAAAGTTACGAGCTTTAATTGTAAAAGTTGCATTAGGTGAGCTCAAAGCAGTAGAACCAGAAAAAGTTATATCTGGTATGATTCGTTTTATAAAACTAAACTTCTCTCCGTCACCCATATCAATAGGGGCTGACTCAACAAAAGAAGACATTGCACTTCCATCATCATCAAACCCTGTTTCTTGGTTATATAAATAGCCCCCACTTGCAGCTACTGGATTCTTTCTTAATCCTCTGTCAAGCCAAACGTCACGGGGCATTGTTCCAAAATACCAAGTTTTATCGTTATAATTAAATATAACATATCTATCATTGCTAGAAGAACCAGAACTTGGATAGAACCAAGTTATCTCACCAAACTCACTATTTACACCAGCATAAACTTTTTCAGACTGCTCGTCATTAATATCTAAAAATACTTTGTCTTTTACTGTGCAAGGTAATTGTTGTGTTTGCCCGCCACCATAGACATAAAACGTGTCTTGACCCATCCAATACACAACGTCATCAACAGGTACAGCAGCTTTAGGACTAATAATAGTTATGTTTTTAGAAAGTTCTTGTAAGCCAAATGTAAATGGAGGGCCTATAAACTTCATGGCATGAAGCGTTTTATCTGTAAAAATTAAAACAGCTTGTTTAGTTTCAACAGCTTGAATAAATTCTGATCCACCACCAAGTCTTAAATCACCAGATGTATTTGTAGCTGTAGGTGTCCAATCAACCAAAGACTCTTGACTAGAGAAACGTACTAACAATGGATCTTGTACCGTGTCCCCCAAAGGATTTGTTCCAAAAGCAATAACGTGCCTGTCTTGGTCAGATACTAAAATCTGTTTAGCAATAGTTGGTGTGTTACTAGCACCACCTATTGTACTTATTTCCACGGCTCTTG